AATCCCTTCTTCAAGTGGACGGAGTAGTTGCTTGTTCCAATCTTGGTTGGGTCAGCAACTGCGTTGTCAGCGAGAGGATAGGTAAATGTTCCTTCAGCACCTGTATAGAAAGTGAACTCAAGCCATCCGACTCGACGGACACCAACGACTTGTGTTCCAACGGCAATCAAAGTGGATTGTAGTTGGATAAAGTCTCGGAGTGTTTGTTCAAGGACTGCATCGGATTGTCCGAATGGACCTGTTGCTGCTTCGACTGTTAAGATTTGTTCTAATGTATTGTTAGCCATCACTCAACACCTCCTGCACACGCAACGGCAATCAAGTCGCCAGCCGCAGGGGTAATTCCATCTTCACCGAAGTAAAATCCGATAAAGGTAGAAGAGTTTGAAGCATCAGTATGGCAATGTCCATCTGATTGTGCGGTTTGAGAAGTGTATAGACGCTCGCCTGTCTTCAAAGCACCGCCTCCAACACACTTAATGTATTGAATGCCTGTCAAAGGAAGAATAGCGACGTGTCCTGTACCTGCTGCTTCTAATCCGTTTGCATCACGGCTTGATTCATCAGCAGTTACGCCAATTGGTTTATCTGTAACGCTTGCAGTAACCATGATTCCGCTTGCGTCATACTTCACAAGCAAACCTGCGCTTGCGAAAGTATTCTGTATATCTTTACAATTTACTGGGGTTGTTGTACTCATTTTATCAATTCCTGTTTTTTTATTTTTCAAATGCTTAAAGCATCATTTTCTCCTTTGCTTCTGCGTAAAGAGGAATAGTAAAGTTTTCTCCGCTATATGCCTTGCGATAGGCAGTAGCCCAAACATTGTATGCCTTTTCATAAATGCTTTCAGGAGTTTCGACCTTGCGTCGGTTTAGGAAATTAGCGACAACTGGTTCATCGCTAACAGGGGATTCTTCGACTTCAACAGATTCGCTTGCAACGACAGGCTTCATATCAACTTCTGGTCGTGCGGCTTCAAAGGAAGCGATGATACTGTTAATGGTTTCAGCAGGAAGTTCTGATACACCTGCAATTCCCATTTCAGTTGCTTTCTCGACAAGAGCAAGACGGCCTTCTTCGGCTTTTGCTTCTTCTGCTGCCTTGATTGCATTAAGTTCTTCTTCTCGCGATGCGAGCGAAGCCTTAAGTGCTTCGATTTCTGCTTCGTAATTTGGAGTCTCGACAACCGTTTCTTCGGATGCTTCAATGACTGTCATTTCTTCTTCTGACATGAGATTCACCTTTTCGTTGTTCTTGCCATTATGTGTATGACTATTAAAGGCTTCGTAATTTGCGACCTTCAAAGTTATTCTTTCAGCCGTTTCGATATTTGCTCGATTGTAAGCAGGTCGATGGACGATAGCGAGGTGGTCGAAGGAAAAATCGCTTTCAAAGGTCATAATCATTTGACCATCTTCGGCTTCGGCAATTTCATCTGGAACACCTGTTCCGCCAATAGATACACCATATCCTTGACGTAGCCAAAGTCCAGATTCAAGAGCCTCAAACAATTCTGTGCGATATACGTCAGCCTTGAATCGAACCTCCCATTGGCCGCCCATTTTATCAATGATAGATGCTTCTGTTACAATACCAACAACTGCATCTTCGACATCGCCATTCATGTTGCGCTTGAAATGACCAGATTCAGAAGGAGGATGATTCAAGGTTAAATCAGCACCTATCATTTGAGGTACTGCGAGGTCAGCACCCGCCCTCGTAATTTGCCAACCATTCTTGTTCATTCCTTCATGAAAAGCGATGCCAGAAATTCGCACGACTTGACGACCTGTTTCAGCCTCAATCATAATTTCGCTAACATCAATGTCTATGTCTAATTCAAATGCTACTTTTACACACATACCATCTTTCTTTTCATAACCTGCTTTACAAGAACCACTATCGGTATGATATGATGCTTCTTCTTTGAAATCATGTCCTTCATGTGCCTTCATACATTCCTCTTCGGAATAACCTGCTTCTTGACAACGACTCATATATTCATTATGTGTTTCGTCAGAAGAGGGAGTAGGTTCTGCTGCCTCATGTGTTTTTGTGCAACCGCAACCGCAGTCTGCCTCAAGTTCTCCACAACCGCCCATAACTGTCTCTAAAGAGTCGTCTGTCTTATTAAACTCGCTACTCGTATAATCTGTAACAGATTTTCCTCTCTCCCACATTTTACAAGACCAATACCCTGCCGTTGTTTTGTCTTTCTTTTCTGTGCAGTTATGCCTATCACGGAATGCTTTGCGTCGTTTTGGGTCATCACGCTTAATTTCCATATTAGGGTCGCCAAATCGAACAATAATTACTTTACCTGCGGGATTTTTAACATATACTGCAAATTTCTTTTTTTCATTCGGTGTTCGGAATGGTTTGTTAAGTTTAACTTTGCGCCCTTGATATTCTGCGGCTTCAAATTCTTCTTCGGCATCGGGGTCATTCTTGCGATACCATGTGATAAACTCTTCTTCTGTCTTAGCAGGGGAATATAGTTTAGTGCCATCTGCTAATGTGGATTCATGGATTTCTCCATCAAAACCAATCTCTTTTGACTTTTCAATAGCACCTTCGGGTGTGCTAAACAAATAATCCTCCATTTTCGCTTCAACAAACATTATTATTCCTCTATTTCTATATTGCGCCAAATCTTTTCATCTTGCATAACGCCTTCTTCGTTTATGATGTATGCGTATATATCATAAAGTCCTTTTGGTAAAGCAAGTGTCATATTTCGGTATTCGGCATCACCGTTATAGACACTCCACTTATCTATTGAGTAGTTTTCGGGAATTGAGTCTGTTGAGTTATTTGCGTATGCAAGAAATTGGACTTCAACCTCTTGTGTCTCATCGCAAGGCAAATCAACATCATATTGGTAAATAAGACTTGAGTTATTGCTATCAACATAATTCAAATAGTAATCATAGTAAAATGGCTCGCATTCTTCGGGGTCATATTCGCAAGAACCATCATCGGTTGTTGCTTCTTCATAATAGTTATTGGCTTCGGGGTCTGTGCATCCTTCAATTACTTCTTCTTCATACTCACATGACCCGTCATCGTCAGTAGCATATTCATCATAATTTATTGCATCCCAATCTGTGCAACCCCAATATGCTTCATACTCTTCATCCTCCCAAAACCATTCATCGTCGTCTCCATTACCTGCGGGTGTTAAATCAATAATACCTGTTAATTCTAAACCACTTGTTGAAATCAATAATAGTATTGGGATAAGAGCAGTTAATAATTTATGTGTCTTATTAGCCATTTCTGTCGCTCTATCAATGGCTGATGTGTTTTCTTTGATAACATTAGAATTGTTTAATTTACCATCGTCAAGAAGGTCTGCGATAACATCAGCCTTACTTCGGCCAGTTAATTCGGCAATTTCTTCTGCATTTTCAAGCGATGCTTGAATATCGGGTGCATCGGACAATAAAAATCACACCTTCTCTTTGATTGGTGCTAGTGTCGTCATACCTGCCTCATGCTTTTCGACTGCTTGAGAATGCTTTTGTGCTTGCTTTTGCAAATGCATCGTATGACCATGTTCTTCGACTGTAATTTCACGGTCATGCTTAAGTTCGATAGGAATGTTGTCGATTTCGACTTGTTGTTCTGATTCCCACATACGCAAGACGGTACTAAGTGCAGGACCAGCCACACCACCGATAATTGCGATAAGTGCAATAAAACCATCGAGATTAGCAAGAACTACATCGGGTTTCCAAATGCCCATACCCACGACTGCACCAGAAGCGAGCAACCAAAGATAAATTGCAGGGATGACGGTTCGCTTTACCATCTTGTCGTTAAACGACTGCGCTTGCATTCTGTCCTTTCTTGTTTGCATCTTACATCACCTGTGTTCCTGTCAATATAGTTACCACTACAGTACCTAATGTAATTAAGCCTTTCTTTAAAGTTGCCATGTCTTTTTCAATATGACTTAGATGATTTTCCTTTATGATATGAATATCAGTCTTTAATTCACTAACTTCACTAACGAGCCACGTTATTTTTCCCTCCGTATCACGGCTAAGGACTTCGTCTAAATCATTCGTCATTTTCATCATCTCTTAAGTCCGATGCCCCATCTTGTCCGTTTTCTCTCGGAAGCCGACCCATAGGTGCGTTTCCGCTTTCTTTTCGCACATCGCCCTCAAGTTCTTGTGGGAGTCCTACTATTTCGAGTGCTTGATTGAGAGTGAGTATGCCGTTGCTGTAACCGATGTTGGCTCTTTGCATTTTGTTAAGTCTGGTTTCTTCGTCGATTGGCTCAAACACAACTACGGGCAAGTCTTTCATTTCATGAGCGATGTTTAGCAATTCTAAATGTCGAGAGAACATTTTCTTTACAGATTGATTTAGGATTGACAACATCCTGCGAATTGCTTGTGCTGACCATTGGTTAGCAGTATATGTCGCTGCAAATGTACTGCCTTTCTCTTGACCTGCCGCTACTCTCGGAACTTGTAATACTGCGGCAATGTCAGCATTGACATTGTCGAGGAATGAAGTCGTGTCTGGAATAGCAGTCCTTTGGTCGATGTGTTGAATGCTAACATAATCGGGGAAAATTGGAACTTGGTCTCCTCGTAGGCTTTCGAGTGTATCGACGACCTGTTGCATAATATGGCTTAGTCTTTCACGTTGTTCGTTTGGGTCTTGGATATGAGCGATGGCTGATTTGTCAATTGTAATAAATTGCTTCGTCATTGCATCTTCGAGAGCGATACGATTGTTCATACTATTGTATTTCGCTCGAATAGCCTGTTTGAGGGATGTAAAGCGTGATGCTCCCCAAATACCGTATGTTACTCTCGATTCGCTATCTTCAAACCAATTACTTCGATAATCTGTTCTAATGTGAAGTATTTCATTGGCAGGGAATTCCTCTTGTGTCTGTTCACCTTCTCGCAACAAATATCGCTCGGCTGTAATAACAGGATTAACTTCATCAGATACTTCGTTGATTCCTCGACTGTCAAGAATGGTAATTTGTTTTACGGGGAGATTTTGCACGTCGGTTATACCTTCGCGTGAAGAACCTACATACTTGTTGATGTCGTTGCCATAGACCATGAGATTTCGCATAGCACTAATGAGAAAGTCATCGAAATCGAGGGTCTCTTCGGTAAGTGTTCTTATGGCTTCGCGTATGCGAGCGTTTCGTGCGGCTCGATAATCTATGGTATAGTTGTTGGCTGTAAGACTAACTGCTCGAACTGCGCCATTCAATTCAGGGTCTAACTTGAGCATTTCGTCAAACAACTCAAAGTCAGTATCGAAGTTGCTATTATCTCGCAACTTGTTTGTCTCTTCGACGATGTCTGGCATACCTGCAATAAGATTGAAAGGAGAACGATGAGGAACAGTATATCTGTAATCAGCAGTTATTTCTGTTTTTTCATCGCTTTTTGTCTCTTTTTTACCAAAAAACGGAAATCCCATGCTTCTTGGATGAACCATCTCTCTCTTAAACGTGTGGGCTTTCGTCCGTCAGATATAATAATCATTCAAATAGATTTCGGACTATGTTCTTAGGCGACATAGAAAAAATAAAGTCGGCCTTAGAAGCAGGTGGTATAACTCTTATCATCGCTGAAATACTGTTTTGGTTAGGTTTGTATGTATTCTTTTTGATTGGTAAAAAGAAAAGAAAAAGAAATAAACGCATCACTAAGTAGCAAAACCCGTTTTTCTTTTTTATTTCCTAAGAGTTAATTCTTTATTATTATAATATAAGAGATAACATTAGCGGGCTTTATTTCTAACTCTTAAGAAAGATTACAAAATAAAACAAACAGGCTTTTGGTGCATCGCTTATTTTTTTTTGAATTCTTTCTGACGTAAAGAATAAAATACGTTTAATAGGGAGTTGCTAATTACTATGCTCATGGACAAAGAGACCCGACGTAACATTGTTCTCGAAGAAATTGACAAACATTTCAATGGAGACTTTACAGCATTTGGAACGATATTGAGAGATAAGTATGGTAAGACAGTAGCAAGTTGGCGAGCATTTATGCATCGTATGAGACAAGAACAACCAGAAATTTTTGAAGATATTAAAATAGAAAAGAAAAGCCTTAATGATATGATTCCAAAAGTATGGGACGGAACAGATACAGACCTCGCTACTCATATGTATAGGCGCGAACCTTCAATTTCTCACAATGCATGGCGAAAGCGTATTCAAGAAGCAAGACGAAGAGGCGCAGTTACAAAGAGTCATAACCCACATTTTGTAGTCGAGCATCTTAAGAAAGAAAACAAAAGCAACGATGACCTATGGCATGATATTGAAGCACTTAGCAAAAAAGCAATTGCAGGTATCGAACACGCTCGTTGGGCTGATATTACACTTGACAATGATGATGAGTATATTGGTATCGCTTTCCAAAGCGACCAACATATTGGTAATCCTTTTTGCGACCATGAACAACTACGAACAGATACAGAATTGATTGCGAATAGCAAAAATGTATTTGTTATTCATGCAGGAGACTACATTGACAACTTTATTATCGACAAACCTCGACCCGCTATGAAGGCCACAATCCCACCTTCTGTGCAATGGAAATTATGTGAGCATTACATTGACATGACTCCTGATAGTCTTATGGCTATTGTAGCGGGTAATCATGACCTTTGGACTGTGGGTATGACAGACTATGACCCGCTAAAGCGTCTTGCTCAAGAACGTGGTATTCTTTACCATGCACATGAATTGAATTTGCGAGTATGGTTGGCTGATATTCCCTATCATATTTCAGTTCGACACAAGCGACGTGGCAACTCACAACTTGACCCAAGCCGTGTCATCAAGAAAATGTGGGACGATGGCGAAGCCGATTTCGATGTAGGCGTAGTAGGTCATCACCATACTCCATCTGTTGTTCCATTTACCAAACATGGTATTGAGCGTTGGGCTATTCGGCCTGGTGCTTACAAAATCGTAGATACCTTCGGTGAAATGTGTGGTTTTTCGAGAGAGCGACCAACAAGCCCAATGATTATTATTTCACCCCATACTAAGGAGATACAAGCGTTCACAGACTTGCGAATGGGCTTGCGAACTCTTGCAGCACTTAACGGAGATGAATACGATGAAGATTTGGGCATCCTATGACAAAGAAATGAGAATGACAGAAATATCAGATAACATGGTCGCTGTCAATACTTTTACTGATGAATTTGTTGTAGGTGTCATGCTTACGAGGCGTGAAGTTGAAATACTATGCGTGTCGTTAGCCGAATGGTGCGGTATTCCGCTTGGTGTAAGTGAGGAAGAATGAATCGAATGCTAACGGCTCTCAATCTTGAGAGGTCGAAATATGATGTCAAGCATTTTTATGAGTGGCTCGGTTACAATTGGGGTCAGCATATTGGCGAATGGCTCGATTTGTATTCTGATAGACAAGGCGCACAAGTCCACCGTGTTTGCGTAATTGCTCCGAGAGACCACAGTAAATCCACTACTCTTCGTGTCAAAGCATTGCATATGCTACTTTTTGAAAGATGGCGCAATAAACCCTTTACAATCTGGCTATTTTCAGCGAGCAAAGATTTGGCTATGAACCGTCTTGAAGAAATACGACAAGACCTTAAGAGACATCCCGAACTATCAAGACAATTAGATGAAAAACGTGGCAACCGTTTTGAAATCCGCCTTAACAATGGCGCATGGATTAAGGCAACATCTGTTGGTTCTGGTATTCGTGGTGAGCATCCTGCTGCAATTTTACTTGATGACGTATTAGATGACCAGAACGATATGTCATTTGATTTTACGCAACAATGGTTTCGCAAGAAATTAACACCTATGTTGTCTCCTGGCACATCTATTTATTGCGTCGGCACTCCTATGTCGATGAATGACTTGTATCATACTGAGATGTTAGAAAACGAATCATGGAAAACGTGGCGTGAAGGTGCTATTGTTAATTATGATGAATGGCGAAATGACCCCGATAACACAGAACCCAAATGTCTGTGGCCTTCTGAAAGACCAATTGAGTTCCTACTCGAACAACGAAAGGCTATTGGTGAGTTGGCATTCGCTCAAGAGTATCTTTGTAAAGTCGTTGATGATGATAGCGCAGTATTTCCTGCTACAATGACTCGCAAAAACATGGCGATGTCCGAGACAATCGAATTTAGCAAGTTGCACGATAGTAAATATGCAGTCGGATTTGACCCTTCGCATGGTATTGGGCAGGACTACTCCGTTATGGTCGTAGTTCGCAAAGATTCTGACGGCAATATACATATCGTAAATATTTGGCGACGTAATGACTTTCCCCCTGCTAAACAAATTGACGTTATCGCAGAATTTAATCAGAAGTATAGCAGACCTAAATTTGCTTTTGAAAGTGCAGGTTTCCAACATCTATACAAATCCCTCCTCGAACAACGTGGGTTAGTCCTCGATATGAAGATGTCGAAGGTATCAAACAAGACTCTTAAGCAAGGATTACTTACGAGACTTCGTAGTTGGTTTGAGCAAGGCAAAATTATTGTGCCTTATGGAAACGAAGAGACTCGAAAAGTTATAACGACTTTACTTTCTGAATTAGAATCGCACGTCTGGAAAAATGGAGACATTTTAGACAAGGGTAAGCACAACGATACTGTCATGGCACTTGCACACGCAGTCGATATGTTCAATATGTCCTCGAAAGGGGGTATGCCCGCAGTATCAGCCAACGCTGATATGTCATCTTGGGGAAAAACGCAATCTCAAAAGAAATCAAGTCGAGTTAGCAGGAATTCTGGCAAATCTGGCAGATATAGGACGTTTTACTGAGAATATAAAAAAGTGATTTGAAAAAATTACCAAAAATTTGAAAATGGGGGTTGGCGACAAGTGGCTCCGCCACTTGTCGGAGTTTTGGCCGTCATTTTTTACTTTGAATTCCCCCTGAAAGGGGGAATTCATTTGCCGAAAATTTTCTCGACCTTCAAAGCCCCCCTTAGGGGGGGCTTTGTCCGATTTTGTCGAGCCGAAACCCTCTCCCCCCCTCTAAAGAGGGGGGGAGGTAGAAAAATTTTTAGGGCAACCGAAACTTGTCAGGTCTCCCCCCTTTAGGGGGGAGACCTGGGGGTTGGAAAAGACTATAAGCAAACATCGTTTCGTTCAGTCTGGTGATTACCAATGGAAAAAAAATGCAACTGTGAAATTGACGAAGAAGGATATCTAATCGGAGAACCTTGTTCGACCTGTAAGGTCGAACTAGAGACATCCTTGATGGATGACATCCTTTCAGGATGCCTTTGAAACCTGCTAAAGCAGGTTTCAAATTTGTCGTAACCCCTATCCCAAAGGGATAGGGTGGCCGAGACTAGGAGGGGTCAGCCCCTCCTAGTCTCCTTTTTTTTTTTTTTTATTATGGCAAATCTTCGATTTGCTAATAATAAAGGGGGGCTTTTTGCTAAGAATTTTTTTGCTATTTTTGCATGACTCTCTTAGAAAGAGAGTGTGCGAAAATCGAGGAACTTTTCCGTAGGAATTATTTTGATGTCGTCGAAGGTTGGGCTAAGGCCATAGCCTTAGAATCTGATTGTCCTTTTCATATCAATAATAGAGACAAAGTTGCAAAAACAAGATGCTGCTGCATCTTGAAACGACAACTAAAGGGGTTATTCCGATTATGAAATCGCAAATCAGATTTGCGACGAAGTCGAGGTCTGAACAAAAAAGATATTTAATGAATAGTGTTCTTCAACTACTATTCATTAAATCGGGAAAATTTCTGTGGAAATTTTTTTCATGACATCATGATGCGAGATGTTTGGTTTGGTTTCGATGTCAGGTTCTAAAGAACCTGGAATTCGCAAAAGACTAAAGCCATCCTCCTTTAAAAGGAGGCCACCTGTTCGCGTGAGTCAATCGGTTTTCGGTGTCGAAATCGCAAAAATACTGTTCTCTAATTTTAGCAATATACTATACTGATAGTATATTGCCTAAAATCCAGGAGGCCATCCCCTTTAGGGGATGTATTCTTGTTATATTAGTATCATTTAGTCTCCTTAACAAGTGAAGGAGACGTATAAAATGATACATAATAATAACAAAAAGAATGAACAAAACCCCGACGAAGTCGAAGTCGAAATCGAGATGTGGTTTCGGATTGCTGTCAAGACAGCATTCCCTCTTCGATACCAACAACCGTTGGTTGAAATAGCAACTAAGGCCATTGACGTAGTCAAAAATTTAGTTGGAATTGACTTGATGAATCAAGTCCTCGAATCGGTAAGACCGTCCTCCTTTGGGAGGTTTTTTGCAGCATTAGGTCTAAGAGACCTATTTTGCCCTAAAGGGGTCAAGTCCCAAGCCATCCAAGATTTCTTCGGAAATCTTGACCATTGGCTTCAACGAACCGAAGGTTCAGCAGACACTCCTTTGGAGTGGTTTGTTGATGTAATCAACAAGAACGAAAACGACAGACTGATTCTATCAGTCTCCGAATTCCTTGCTCTTAGCAAGGATGACCTTCTGAATGACTTTGTCATTCCGAATTACCGAGTCAGCCGAAGATTCATCGAAGATGAAAGAGACGAAATGGACATTCAAGTTTTACTTGAGTCGGCCTTTGACAGAATGGTTTTGAAGAGGTTCCCTCTTCTCTTCGATTCTGAACCATCGGTCATTTATGACCGTCTCGAAGAATTTGACATCAACGACGCTAAAAGCGTCTTTGAATACTACATCGAACAAGACGAAGTCTTGAAAGACCGACAAGACCTCCGAGAATTTCTCGGAGAGCATTATTGAGGAGATTCAACGAAGTTGAAACAAGGAATAGAAAGGTGAGCGATGGACAGTTAATCGAAGATTAGGCTTGAGATTTGGGGTGGCGGAGTCCTTTAGGACTCCGTTGCCCTTTTTTTTATCGCGCATATACACGCATATGCGACTTTGTCTTTGAAAAATCGCATGGGACTTTGTCTTTTGACTTGTATCAAGACAAAAGCGGGAAAGGAGTTGAAGTCTCGACTTCAACTCTCGTTTAAACGTGAAAAAGTCCTAAGACTTTTTTTGCTATCCCTCTCTTTCTTTCTCC